CTATATTCCTGCCCATTAAATATAAGCAAGAAGAATATAACAAAATATTCCACTACTTTTTTTTATTCTGATATGCCCTCAAATATCTTCTGCCTAAAGCTACTGCTTCAGATTTACTTTTGCCTTTATAACCCCACGCCTCTAAACTTAGTTTCAACCTAGTTTTTCTACCCTTATCATCATAGAGTCTTCCTTGCGAACTTCCCATTCTAACTAAGAATGAACCTTTGCGCCTATATTCAGTTAAAGTATCTGGTCTTGATTTAACTGGTGGTCTTAGATTGCTTCCAGTTGCTCTGTTATATCTTGCTCTGCCTGATGATGTCAAACCACCTTTTGGGTTTTTGTCTGATTTTCTTAATGAAAATTTAATCATTTAATTTACTTTTAACTATAATTGGCGGTGCAGGCTGTCTTATTTTTAGATTGTGTTTCTTCATTAACAATTTAACAATGCAACCATTACACGCTTTTATATGCTGCTCTAATTTATTTAGCATTTCTTTTTTACAAAATAAACATTTACTCATTTTTAGATTCTATTATTTCTTTAGGTTCTTCTACTATATCATAAATTGGTAATGGTGCATCAGAATCAGAATCTAGTCTTTCATTAACTTGACCTAGCATTTGCTTACCTAGCCAGATTAACATTACAACATTACCCTTCTCTACTGCCATCTGCCATTGTTTCCTTCTAAGAGATATATTACCCTCTGCTCTCCCTTTGTCTATTTCTGCTGAAAAATTATTGTGCAAAGTATCTCTATGGCAGCCAAAAAAGCTAGCCATTTCTTCCATACTGCAATGTAATCTAGCTAATTTTCTTACTGTTTCAGGGTCTATATTTAATTTTGGTCTTCCAACTTTTTTATTATCCATATCATTTGTGGAGCGAGTGGATTGGATTCGCACCATCTTTTTCTAACTGGTCGTCAGAAACCCTACTATTAGGCACTCGCAAACCTTTATACATTCCTGCCCCTATTTCATATATTTTTGAAAATGGGATTATTGGAACTGTTAATCTTTCTTTAGCTTTTGGGTTGAGAAAGTAAATATATCTTAATTGATAACCCTGAAGTCTTTTGCTTCCAGTAAAATCTCTTTTAGATGTTCCATGCTTGGCTACTATTTCTCCAGTAGGCAGCTCGTGGATTGTTTGATTTTTATTTATGCCGGTTAATACAAATCCACTTGCTCTATAAATTGTTCCATCTCCACATTGAGTTCCATCAGAAAATGATAAAATCCATTCTATATGAGGGTAATTCTTTTTAATTAATCTAAATGCTACTCCTAAGGCTCTGCTTTCACTATTTCTTGGGAGAATATCATTAAAAGCCATTCTGTTTAATTCTAACATATTATTCCATTTAGTATCTTTGACTAATGGCAGCACTTTTCTTTTATCTATTGGGTTTCCAAATTGCATAGCACCATGAAGTTTATTGTCTAAGAATACTCCTAGATGCAATATAGAATTCTGCACAACCTTGCCTGAATAATGAACTCTTTTAACTATCTTATTGGCGTCCTGAGAAGATATAGGTTTAACTATGATGTTTTTAGCTGTGAGATTCATAAAAATTCCTGCATATTTCTGTTATAGCATTTCCATTAATGTTCTGATTATATTCATTCTTTAAGTCAAATTTACTTTTAACCTTCTCTAATGCTAGATTAATAAACTTTATTTGAGAGTCATGGATAATAAATGTCATTTGTTGGAATGGGTCTTTATCGCCATCTTTTATTTCCGGCAAATCTGACAATGGGATTATTTCTTCCTGAATATCTTTTAAGAAGTCATTATTAAATCCTAATATATCTAAATTAAAATTATCATCTTTTAGACTGTCTAATTCTAAAGATAGTTTGTCTATGTCCCAGCTTGCATTTAAGGCTAATTGATTATCGGCTATAATTAGTGCTTTGATTTGAGTCTTTGATAGACCAGAAATTACAATGCAGGAAACTTCTTCATATCCTAATTTTTTAACTGCCTGCAATCTTCCATGTCCAGCTATGATTGAATTGTCTTGGTCAATTAAAATAGGATTAGTAAATCCAAATTCTTTTATACTAGATGCAATTTGAGTTATTTGTTCTTCACTATGATTCCTACTGTTGTTTATGTAGGGTATTAATTCAGATACCTTCTTTTTAACTAATTCCATATTAACCGATTATGTTCGTTAATTGTTCTTTAGTCTTTTTTTAGGGATTTGTAAAGAAAGTCAAGTAAGTCTTGGTTTTGATATAAAATATGACACATTCCATTTGCTAGGCTGTTGCATACTAACTCCTCTGATTTTGCGCTTAACTCAAGTTTATATTCATCAAACAATAAATGATTTACTTCGTGCATGAGTGTATTTAGAAGCTGCATATTATCTAAAGATTTATCTAAAGTTATTTCGTTCTTATCAGGGTGGAACTCTCCAAAAATTTTTTTCTTTTCTGCTGTGTCTTTGTCTATGAAATCTAACTTAACAGTTCTGCTTCCAAAAACTATTTTGTCTATATTCATTTTAATTTCAATTTCTTGGCAATATATAAATTTTTAACAAAGCTGCTTTTCTTGCCAAATTTTTGACCGGCAGAACGCCTAGCTGTTTTATAGGCTTTAGATTTTTTATTAAAGGGTTTTGGCTTTCCTAAACTTGCTGGCCTATTTCTTTCCCAAATTGGTTTTTTCATTTTTTCTTTCTAGGCATCTTTTTAGTTTTATAAACTCTATAAGTCCCTTTGGATTTGCGATTGGTATATAAGACCGCAAGACTGCTTGAAGTGGTTTCATTTGCCATTTTTTAATCTCTTGTTTCTAAGTTTGTTAAAATGCTTCCAAATAATAGTTTCTAAATATTTATTTATATTGATTAAAATTTTAATCATAACTTGTTTTTGTATTTAATTAATACCTGTCTAACATGATTTGTATATTCTAAGCTAGTAGAAAAATTGTCTAAGGTTTCTGCTAATATCAAAGGGTCTTTAGTTCTTTGCCTTGTTTGGCGGAATTCTTGATAATGATGATTGTTATTTAATATGCTTATATAATCCTTAACTGATTGGCATTTAGTTTTATATGTCTTTATTCTCCACTTAATTGATTCGTCTTGTTTAAGCGGCAAAAGTCCATTTTTTGACCAAACTCTTACGCCAAAGAGAGCATTACCTTCCAATGCAAATCTGCTTGTTCCAAAATTTGATTCAACAATAGATTGTGCAATTATTAATGCTGTTGGTATTTGTTCTTTTTTATCTAAGTCTAGGTTGATATAGGCGATACATTTTTTCATGCTAACTATAAATTTTTCGCCAGAACTATTATCAACTTTTGGTTCAAAGAAGCCTATCTTTCTTATTTCTTCAATAGTGCTATTTCTAATTTTTTCTTTGGTGCTAGAATTCGGAAAGAATGTTCCAAGCACAAAAACAGAAGATAAGAATAAGCAGACAATAGAATAGTCCCATAGTTTTATACTAAGTATTTTTGAGTTCATTTTTAAAGGTTAGATAACCTTCCAGCTTTGCAGCTTATCTGTGATTGAGGTTAGTCCTCGTCAGACGAATCTAAATCTTCGTCTTCAGAAAAATCTTCGTTCATATCCTCAGAGTCATCATAAGTTTCCTCTGATTCCATTTCTTCAAGATGGTCTTCAAGCATTTCTCTTAAAGCATCAAATTCTTGATTGATTTTATCTTGGCTTTTTTCAAGTTTAGCTATTATTTTTTCTATTTTCATTCCCACACTCCTTTTGTTAGTTTGGTGGCAAATTTATTAAAGTTATTTTGAAGTTATGTAAATATATAATTTTTAAAGAATAAAATAGTCAATTAAATCAAGAGTTTAATTTGCGCAGCACCCATTTCTCATAATCCTGAGCATCAAGTTTCTCCTTGCCAATTTCCCATTCGTTCTTGTTTCTAGGTTTTTCTATAATTTTAGTCTTTAGGTTTTGCAGAATAGGGATATGAATTTTATTTGGTTTATCAGCCATTTTACTAAGACTTAACATATTTTTAACTATACTAGTAGTATAGTTAGTATTAGTTGTTGTTCTGTGTGGGATATTTTGATTGGGCTGCGCCGGCAAATCTTGATATTTGCTATATTTTACAATGCTAAAAACGCTTAATCGTTTGTGTAAAGTTTGATTGATATTGCCTGATGCTTTTAAGTTTTTAATTATAGTTCTAATTTTATCAAAAGAAATACCAAACTTTTTTGCCAAATCTCTATAAGCTATTGAAATTTCTCCTCTTTTAAGATTTATTTTCTTTTTTCTATAAATAATCTGGGTTGGTTTATGAGATGCCATAGCAACTAGATATAAAAATACAGCAACTTCTAATTGATTATTAAAATCTTTAGAATTATAAATCTTTCTATGTAAGGCTATCCAACCTTCAGTCATTTCATTTCTTTTTTTACTAAAGATATAACTTCTTCTGTAAAAGCCTTCAATCCATTTTTAGAGCAATTTTGAACAGCAGCATAACAACTAAACCAGCTTTTATTAAAATGCTTTCCTATTTTAGCGTATGAATCTTTTGTTATATTTCTAATAACTGTTACGCCTATTTTACTAAATGGAACTTTGAAGAAATTAACTTTGTTATATAGTTTCGGATTACAAAGCACTTTCTTTGTTGTCTCCAAAATATCTTGATATGTATTCGTCATAATATCCTTCTGTTATCAATTTTTGTATCTTTTTACATGGACTATTACAAGCTAATTTATAGGAAATATATATAGGATTTATTTTATATTTCTCCCAGAACTTTTTTTCATTCATTCTGTGCTGCTCTAAATGATGCGGATAACACATAGGTGTTACAAAGGCGTCGTTCTTAACTGCCAAACCAACATTTCCAAATGGCAAATTCCTTATATGGCAAACTTGAATTTCAGGGTTTTTACAGATGATACAATGATAATTTTTAGATACCCATTTTAAATGAGCAAGTGATTTAATAGCCTTCCTTTTTAAAATCATTTATATTTTTTAGCTTTTTTCTTTGCGGCTCTGGCCACAGAAAGAGCAATAGCAATAGCCTGCTTTTTAGGCTTTGTCTTCATTTCTCTTTTTATGTTTTTTGCTATGCTGGCAGATGAATAACCTTTTATAAGTGGCATTAAATATCCTATTATTTAGCGTGGTGCTAGGAAGGCATAGCACCACAATTCCTAGTATCAAAAGTGGAACATAATAGCAACAGTTTAACTTATTGAATTTAAAACAAATTAATTTGAGTTAATAGATGTTTTTCTCAATTATTACGCTTGAATTAACTAAATTAGTAAATTATATTATTTGCATATAACTAAAAGGAGATAAATATGACAATACAAAAACAATTAGAAACTCTTAGAGAAAAACTTTTTGAAACAAATGTTTATTCTTTGGAATATGTTTCTTTATTAGATGAAATAATAGTTTTGGAATATCAATTAAACTCTGATGAGTTTGATTGTAATTATTATTATTTATGTTCAGGAGAAGCAAAACATAAGGCTAGATGTTTAGCTGATGATTGTTACAACGAAGCTTTTGGAGAAAATTCGTTTTATAATTATCATGGTATTGCAATATGAGCGACTACGAATATTTAAAAACTTACTACCCTAGATTAAGAAAAAAAACTGTTGCTAGAATCTTTCACGCTTTAGCTAATGGTTGGAAAATAATTAAAACTAAAGGGTTAGCTAAAAATGAAAAATTGCCAGCTTTAATTAAAAGGAATAAAATATGAGAATAAATAATAAATATCTTTCTTTTAATGAGCGTGATTTATGGGTGCTAGAAAAACCAGATTATTTTTCTATTACTAATCGTCGCAATAAAATAAATAGAAAAGCAAAAACTTACAAAAAGGCATTAAAGCTGGCCAGAAAAGTAAGTGGCAATCGCTGGTACAATCAATGCCTTGTTTATGCGGTGAGAGAAACAGCACAAACAAATCTTAATCACAGAAAAATATACAAAACAATATAATGGAGAATAATATGGCTTATATAATTGACTTGAAAGACAGAACTGTTGCAGAATTTACAAAAGATGAATTAATGAATTTTGCGCCGGCTGCAAAAAAAACAAACAAAAATAGATTCTGGGTAGTTGAGAATAAAAAACAAGCAGTCAAAGTAATTAAGAAATTAATCAAAAAAGGATTCTAATGTTTAATAATGATTCTAAATTTGATTTTGATTTAGCTAAAGGAATAGAGAACGAGAAATCTGTTGCTGCTTTCTTAGGAATGTCTAAAGATAAGTTTGAATGCAAATCTGAAAGAGATTATTGGAAGAAGACTGGAAATGTGTGCATTGAATTAGAATCCTATGGCAAGAAATCAG